ATTTGTGAATTAGCAGGAATAATAATTGAAGTTGTGCCGAACGCATTTACTTCAGTTACTTCTGCTGATTGTGCCATAACAACAAACCCTGTGTTTGTGCCTGCGCCTTCTCTTATAGTCCCAGCTTTTACTGGTCCTGAAAATGTAGTTGTACCCATGTCAACCTCCTTGTAGTTGTCTTGTTAAGTCTTGAGTATGTCCTCTTGTAAAACAAAAAAGGCGCTCTTACAAGCGCCTTCTTTTCCTGGGAGGATCCAGTATTTTTTACGAACCTTGTGACGCGTAAACAGCTCTAGGATCTGAGTAACCAAAGCTGTATCTCTCTCTAGCTTTGTATCTCATGTTTCCTGTGTCAAAATCACCTTCCATGCCAGTAGCAAGGGCAGCTCTTGTGAAGTGCTTAAAGCCATTAGGACAATCTGTTTTAATGAAGTATGCATCCGTATCTGTTAGATAATGGTTAACTGTGTAACCACCTGGTAGCATCCCCATGTTTTTCAGAGCGTTAATGTCATTGTCAGCAGTACCAACTCTGAGTGTGGATTCTAAGATCCTATCAGCCACAAACTGCAAGTTCACAGGGATAATCATCTTCTGTGCCTTCATTGCAATTTTTAGCCCTCTTTCGTCGATAAAACCTGCAATGTCAATCATCGCTTGTTCTAATGAGGTTTCGTTAAGGTCTGCATCAGTTGCACTTCTGTTTGAGAAAGTACCACCTAGTGCTGTTGGGTGAGCAGTGTTAGCTAATGTAACGCCGTCTCCACCAGTTACTGTGAACGCATTGTTTAATACGTTAGCACCCCTAACTTGTTTTGTGTAAGCCATAGATCTTGCTAGGGCTTTAGTGTAACGAGCTGATAAGCTGTCATATAAGTTGTCTTCAACAGCTTCCTCAGTTAACGCAAATGCTAGTGCAATTGTGTCATGAGTGTATCTAGCAGTAAAAGATTCAGAAGCGGTATCAAAACCAACTGCTGATCCTTCTGCTTTTACATTAGCTTGTCCGAATCCAACCAACATAACTTCTTCTTCAAAAGCTCTGTCACTTGTTTCTTGCTCAAAAATTTGAGCTGCTTCGTTTTCGTAGCGTGCGTACTCCAAACCGAACAGGGCATTCAAACCAGGTTCTAGTTCTTTGGCAAGCTGTGCTCTATTAATAGCCATATCCTAATCTCCTATATTCCTGATGTTGAGTCCATATAATGAACGTTAAGTTTTACGATCGCTAATCGACCTGCTACAGTTTTATCAACTGCGCCTGCATCCACGGAAGCTTCGTCATCGAACCCTACAATTTTACAGTTCAATGTCGCTCCTGGAGCAGCAATAGTAGCTGTAGCTAGTTCACCAAGTGAATAACCGCTAGTGTTAGTACCAGTGGTAGCTGTTGCAAAGTTTGCATTAGCAAATAATGCACTATCAGGTAACGCACCATCAGCATTAATAACAAATAATGCATGTGGGTTATCTGCTACATAAGCTATAGCTTCTGTTGACGGCATGATTGCCGAGTAACCAGGCCAGTATGGTGCCCATGTTGGAGTTCCATCAGTTGCAATGTATTTACAACCCATGAAAACACCTAGTAAAGGTACCGTGCCGCCTGCGGCAGCACCTACGATATCTATTAACCCGCTAGCTAGAGGGATGACTGGAGAACCAGTCCATATTAAACTTGTTGTTCCGCTGCTTGAGCCTTCAAAGTTAATAGGATACGCATTAACGCCTTGGTTATTATAATTTGAGCCTGATCTTTCGTAAGGACGTAGACCAAAAGCTGCATCTATATTAGCCATAATTTGTCTCCTTTAGACTATTGAGTGGTAAGATAGATCTTGCTCATCAAGATTTTTTATTACCACCAAAAGTAACCCGAGATTGCCTTTCTTTCGAAATAGGCATGGAAGGGTGCTCTTCCTTCATAAGATCGTTGTCAACGGATTGCTGTTGATCTTTAGTTAAATTAGCGAAATATTCATCTCTATCTTCTTTAACTTCAATCGGGCAACGCATTAACATTAATCCACCAAC